CGCTGGCGACAACCCCAGCAACGCCAGCACCTCTGGCAACCTGGCCGCTACCGCCAGCTGGAACCTCGTGTACAGCACCACCAAGATGGTGCCCATCGTGCGCCTCCTCTGCAACACCCCGCTGGACACCACCGCTTACGCCTGATCTTTCAGCCGTACAGCAAAAAGGCCCCCAACTCGGGGGCCTTTTCTTTTATCAGGCTTCAGCTTGAAGCCTAATTTCTTCCTGCCGTTGAAACACAGCCTCCGAGTCAATCGCCATTTTGTACGACTGCAGGATGAGCTGGTTCACCAGCACATACGAAACACTGAGCTTTTCACAAATCTCCGGCACATTGGCGCCTTTCTCACGCAGCGCCTGAATTTCTTTTGCTACGTCCGCCCACTTACGCGGCTTGGCTGGATCTTGTTTGGTGGTTTCGGCAGTCTGAACGTCCAGCGCATCTACGCTGGTTTCTGCAGAGGCACGACGCGGCGACATGAAACTGGTCCGATTGTTCGTACTACACAATAACCGGCGTTTCTTCCTCGACATTCCATACGGCGAGCACACCGAAAAGCAAGCCGAACTGGAGTTAGCCGGTGCGGACGTGTATCACGCAGCTTTACTTAGCTCCCCACCCAAATCAAGGAATTACAGGACTGGCGCTAGACTCAAACAAAGGATGTACTAAGCCGTGGCCGCGACTATTGATGCCACTTTGAAGGGCGCGTCGGCCAACAGCTACGTCACGCTGGCCGAGGCCAACACGTATTTCGAGACGGTGCCGGACTCGAGCACTTGGACAGACAAGGCCGACGACGCCAAAAACCGCGCCATCATCTCCGCCACCCGCTGGATCGACGCCCTGAGCTTCTACGGCGACCGCTGCACCGAGACCCAAGCACTCAAGTGGCCCCGCGAGGACTACAAAATTGACGGCATTGCACTGGCTTGCACGCTGATCCCCGAGCCCATCAAAGTCGCCACCTACGAACTGGCACGGGCTTTAGCCAACGACACCGACGCCATCACCGGCAGCACTGGCACCACCGGCCTCTACGACGAGGTGAAGCTGGGCGACCTTCAGGTCAAGTACAAGGACAGTTCGATGACGCCGGGCGTCATCAACAACGTTTTCGACGTCTACCCCTGGCTCCAGTCATACCTGGGACCGTACTGCATGGGCGGCGCCACAAATTACGCCGTCCGACTCTTCCGAGGTTGATATGAGCCTCATCGACACTACTTTCGGTGGGATTCCTGCTCCACTCCTCGCTGAATGGGGCCAAAACGTCACCTACCTAAAAGCCGCATCATCTATCACGTACAACCCCACCACGGGGACCACCACTGGTGCAGACACAAGTATCACTGTGCGTGCACTGATCATGCAAGTTAATCCTGAAGAATTTGAAAGTGTGTATCAAACATCCGACGTAAAAGTCCTGATCGGTAACGCCGAGCTGGGCGCACACATCCCGAGCATCAAAGACCGCATCCAATACACAGAAGACGGCACAACAAAGACAGGCCGCGTAATCGCCTGCAAGACACTACGCGGTGCTAATCCTGTACTACACACAATCCTGTTGAGGCCCCAGTAATGGCACGCCAAGACTTAGGCAAGCTTTTAGTCAACTTGGACCGATTTGCGGCATCTGCAACACAAATCGGACCTATCCGCGCTGCCGAAAGAATTATTGAAGAACTCCAACAAGCCGGACCAGCTTGGAGCGGTGAATTTTCTAATTCTTGGCAGATAACAGGCCCGCAAAATCAGACCGCAAAAGGTACGGGAACACCTGGGCGTCCAGTACCGGTACGTTTTAAGGAAGGTCCTTTCACCGGTCCTCAAGCTTTACTTACCGCTGGAAAGCGATTTGCTCTAAAAGACAAGACAGTGTTCAAAATCTCGAACTTTAGTTCCCACGCCTTCGTCGCAATGGATTTAGAGGAAAGCACCTATATAGATCCAGGGACTACCCCCATAAAACCCGTTATTGAGGGTATTCGTATTGGCGGGTATAGGGGTGATTTATCTCTGCAATCGGACGGACCAAACCGCGCCACAGCCCCCCTCGACTGGTACACAAACTACGCGCGCGGCGGAAATCTAGACCGTACAGTACAGCTAACACTGGATCGTGAACTAGGGAGAGTCCGCCTGTGAATTACCAAGCTGTCCGTGCTGTTCTAGAGGCACCACTCCTTACGGCGTACAACGATTTAATGCCCGGGGTACCTGTCTACTTCGACAACGTACTAAACGATTCGGCCGACAGCGCCCAAGAATTTGTACATGTAAACATCCAGTTTGGCCTTACTACAGAAGCCCTTTTAACGACGAGCCACGAGCGTATTCGCGGGACAGTCGTTATCCGTATCTACACCCCCAAAGGCGTCGGTCCAGGCCGTAACCAGACGCTACTTAGCACCGCGTATAACGTCATAAACACAATCAACAACACAGCAAAACCTACCTCTGGCGTGTATCTCCGAACAGGAACTATTGATGGTCCCACGTTCAGTCCTGACTTTGGAGGCACTACACCCGACCAACAATCCCGTCGAGCATTTACGCCGTTTTTTATCTCGCGCATCGAAGCAGGATTCCAAGCCGAGATTATTTCTTAATACAGGACTGCACTGGGGCTAACCTGTACTAAGCCGGGCAGTGCCCGCAACAACGTCCACCCATAGGTACTACCCATGGCAACCGTCCTTTCGGGCACCTCCGGCGCCCTGTATTACTCGCCTGCCGGAACCAAGGCCACCTTCGGCGAAACCGCCGTAAGCACGCTGAACGACGAGATCACCGTCTCCACCTATCTGAACTTCAAGGTGGGCGATCCTGTTGTCTTCAGTGTCGTCAACACTGAAACAGGCGCCGCTGGCACGGGCACCCTTCCTGCCGGTATTAGCGCAGCTACGACTTACTACGTGATCGGTTACACCGCTAGCACTGGTGTGCTGCAAGTATCCGCCAGCTTGGGCGGCGGCACCATCACGATCACCGACGACGGCACAGCTGTTAGCCCCAACGCTTTCCAGGTTGCCTACGCTGCCCCTGCCGCTGTCGGATCCGTCCGCGAGTGGAGCTTCGAGATCACCCGCAGCGAAATCGACGTAACCACGATCGGCCAAGCCGCCGGACAGTACGCTCCCTTCCGCGCATATATCACCGGTTTCGCAGACGGCTCTGGTTCGGCCACGATCTACTCGACCGACGAGAGCACCTCTCTGTCCAACCGCATGGTCGAGGATGTGATTCAGAGCCAGCAGATTGGCGCGACCATGAAGCTGTACATCGACCGCATCGTCAGCGGCGGCACTGTCGACGAGACCCTCAGCCGCTCGATCACCGTCCCTGTGATTCTGACTTCGGCCAGCCTGAATGTGAATCCCGACGACGGTCAAAGCGTAGAGATCGCCTTCCGCCCGAGTGCTGCCCCCACCTTCGACCTGTCGAAGTCCTGATAGTCTGCTGCCGTAGCAGTATCAGCGCATCAACCCCAGTCCTTCGCGGACTGGGGCTTTTTATTTCTATTGCGCTACACTACTTGCGTCTTGATTAGCAGTTTTATGCCTGCCGCCCTTCGCGCGATTGACCGTCTGCGCAAAGCTGCAAACCTTGAGCCCACCAAGAAATCGGTGGATCTTAGCGATGGCTCCACGTTCGAGATGTGGGTTTCCCCTCTCACAATGGCAGAACGCGAGCGCGCCCAAAAACAAGCCAAATCTGAGGACGCCACTGCATTTGCGCTCCAGCTTCTGATTTCAAAAGCCCTCGACGAGAACGGCGCCAAGCTATTCAGCGCTGGTGAGATTGACGTTCTGAAGAACGAAGTCAAGGACAAGGATCTCCAAGCTTTGATGCTGGCAATCCTTACTGACGATGCGGAGGAGACCGACATCAAAAGCGCTTGAAGCCGAGCTGAAAAAAGACGGCTATCTGCAGGTCCAGTTTTTTGTCGCCGAGAAGCTGGGCCTGACACTGGCCGAACTACGCAGCCGGATGACGGACACCGAGCTACTCGGCTGGAGCACGTACTTCAAGATCCGAAACGACGCGGAGCAAGAGGCATACGAAAAGGCCCGCAGACGCCGCCGCTAGCCCGGCGGCTTTATGCCGGATAGACTGCTAAACATAAGTCCGTCAACCCGTCGTGGCATACCAGGCCGACATCCTCATAAATGTACGCGGCTTTAGAGATCTAGACCGCATACAAAAAGCGCTAGACGGTACTATCCGTAAGATCAATGAAGTAAATAAAGCTGCTGCGCGTATGGGCGAACCTGTACGCAATCTGGAGCGCTTCACAAAACAGGTACAACTAGCAGAAAAAGCTCTACAACTAGCAGCAATCGGCTCTAAACAAGAACAACGAGCAGTAAACAATTACGTCACAGCACTACAAAATTCCAATATTGCTAGAACCCATCAAAACAAACTCATAGATGCAGAAATTACCAAACGCACTGCAGTTGCCAGTGCAATCAGAAAAAGCGTTGAGGCCAATGTTGCTGATAGCCGCGCTATGCGGCAAGCACGAGCTGAAGCATCCGCACTGAATAAAGAACTAGCGGATCAAGAGCGTTTACAGCGCAAACTGGCCGAGCGCGGACTGATGCAACTTAAGGGAGGTGCAATCGCAAAAGGCACTGAAGCCGGTTTTGGGGTGCAAGGTCCGAAACTCCCTAGCGGCGCCATGAGTTTGCCGGCCGGAGTAAGCGGCCTTGCTAAACCTGCAACAGGACTACAAGCACCCGGCGTAATGGACGCCATCCTCGGTGGCGCGTTCCCAGCTCTATTTGGCGCTGGCCCAGGCGCTATGGCAGGCGGTGCTATCGGTGGTCTCGTAGGAGGACAAATGGGCGGGATTGGCGGCATGGCGCTGAGCATCGCGTTCTCCGCCGTCGGCCAACAGCTTGACGAAGCAATCAAGAAAGTCAAAGATTTAGGAGACGCAATCCAGCTTGTAGACGTCGACAAACTGCGAGAAAGTTTTGTATTCGTCAATGACGAACTCGAAGTAGCAATTACACGATCCATCCGCCTCGGCGATATTGAAGGCGCCAGAGCACTGGCAGCAGCTGCTGCGGCCCAACAAACAGGAGCCCTTGGCACGGCCATCCAAGATTCTGCCAACGCTACTGCTTTACTAGGTAATTCGTGGACAAAAGTATCTGGGACAGTATCGACACTGTTATCCATGCTTGCGGCTCCTTTTGCCGCCGCAATAGCGGGAATCCTCGAGCTAGTAAACCTCGTAGTCGTCGGCTGGAACAAAATTTTCTCTATGGCCGGAGCAGCAACCAAAGCTGTCGGTGAATTTGTAGTGCGTTTATTCGGAGGTCAGAAAGCGGTAGATTTTATTAAAAAAGCTTTCGAAGGCTTAAATGTTTTACAGCATCAGGCTAATGCTGCAGCCCAGCTAAAGCTCGGCAAGCTAAAAGAAGAAACTATGATTGCAAACGCGCTGTTCAGCCTTGAGTCTAAACGTACTCAAGGTGTAACGGCAGAACAACAGCTTCAAAACATAGATATCAGCCTACGACAGAAAAAACTGGAGCTTGTCCAACAGCTCTGGAACACAGAGGAGCGTGTACGCGAAGAAAACAAAGGTGCATCCGAAGAAAAAATAAGCGCCCTGGTACAAGAAGAACAGAAAAAGACTCAGATAAACATTAAGCAGGCTGAGCTTATTGCGCTACGTGAGCGTGAAAAAGTAATTAACTCTGAGATCGTAGCTAACGATCGCTTACGCCTTGAAGTAGTACAAGCGCAAGCCCGCGTTGCTGACGTACAAGCAAAAAGCGCCGGGGCGCTACTTTCCATCAATATGCAGAAGCTTGAACAACAAAGAGAATTTGTTTTGTCTCTAAACCAAGAGACCGCAGTAATCCAGCAGATGACGGCGCTTAGGCAGGTAGAAGCAGATCTTCGCTACGAAGCCGCTTTAAGAGAACAAAATCTCCGAGTACAAACAGCAGCATTGGAGCTGGCTTCTGTTGAAGCAGAGTACGAACGCGGTTTTGCTACCGAGCAGACTTTACAAAAAGCACAACTTGTCTACAACACGAGCGTTCAGATCCGTGACGCTGAACTAGGAGCGGCTGCTGCTGTGCGTGATCATGAAAAAGCCACTGCTACCCTGATCGGTAAGAAAGAAACTGTAAACGCATACGCGGATGAGTACACGCGGCAAACAGAAGCTGCCACTCGTGCACTAAACGCACAACAGCAGGCTGTACAGAATCAGTTAAGCATTACACAAGCTATAGCAAGCACAGCACAAACAATCAACAACATTGAAATAGATAACTTAAGAACACGACTACAACAAACAAGCTCAGAACAAGCCCGGTACGCAATACTTTCTGAAATAAGGGATCTAGAAATTGCTAACGCAGAACTCGTCCGTACAACCACACTGGCACAAATTGATGCTGAAGTACAAAGACAACGTATAGCCAATGAAATAGCTGTAATTAAGTACAAAGAGCTAGAAGCAGTAGTTAAACTTGCCGAAGCACAGGGCGTACTAACAAGAGCACACGTCGAAGCATTAAATGCACAGCGTGATGCATACCGAATCGCCACTGCAGCATTAGAAACCACTACAAGGGTGGCTGACCAACAAAGGAGAGCAGCAGATGCCGTGTACAACGCAGCTGTAGAAGCAGCAAACCTGCGCGTTCAAACTGAAGGCGCTGCCGCAGCCGCCGGGTCGTATGCCGGCAACATGGAACGAGCTGCCGGCGCTATTAGCCGTTCTACGCAAACTGTTAGCGGGAACATTGCTTACGGAGCCCAATTCGGCGCAGCGGGCCAAAATGCAGCGTTTATGGCTGAGTATGCTGCAGCACGCAATAAACTCATGCGCCAGACAATCTCAGGCCCAGAGCAGACGTACAGCGTGGAAGCCGGAGAGCGAGCTTGGGCGCGTCTTACTGAATCCTTTATGCAGCGTGCAGAAGAGTACAACCGCCGTGTAGCCGCCGAACGCAACGCACAAGCGGTAGAGAACTGGCGCAAGTACACGGGACAGACAGCCGGCACACCGGAAATGCTGTCGGGCATCCAACGTTACGGTGTTGGATCTGGAGCAAGCACGGTAACGCCCCAGGTCAATATCACCACTGGTCCGGTGACTCAGATGGATGGCACCAACTACGTCACCATGAACGACCTGCAGCAAGCAACATCATCGGCAGCGCAACAAGGCGCCAATCTTGCCCTTAGTCAGCTACAGAACAACCCATCCGTTCGTAGATCAGTCGGGGTGGCACGATGACAATAGGTATTGCAGCGTTTATGACAATACGCAAAGCAGACTACACAACAGTCGTGGCGCGCTATCAAAGCTATTGGCCAGGACAAACGGTAGATAACCATAGCTTTTATCCATTTAACGCCAATGCTATTTTGTCGAACGCTTCTGGAGGGCAAGAGTCCCTAAGCATTGAATTGGCACCTACTCAAGGTACTGTTGCTATTGCGGAAGCAGGTCTTGTCCAGGGTTATCTAGTCGAACTAGCATTTTACCAATTTACACCGGCAGCAGATGGAAGCCCGCCTGCGAGTAAAACATTATTTGCAACGTTTATTGGAGAGCTTTCGTCTGTTTCTCAAAATGAAAACAGCATAACCTTTAATATCGGATCAACCTTAAATGCGGTTGAGGCGCAAGCGCCTCCACGTAAATTTACGACAACGTTGATTGGGTCACCACCGAAGCTATGACAACCCCAGCTGGCTACATTGTCCCACAGAGTGCTTCTGCGCCGATCACAACCAACCTCCGTAAGGATGAATTTGCGGCATTGCAAACAGTCGATCAAGACGCAACAGCGGATCAGCGTGTTATATCAACGGGCAACTCAATCCCTATTGTATTTGGTCTTTTTACCGAAAATAAAGGAGGTGTATGGGTTACTCCGCCGGTTACTCGTTATGGTTTACAGATTGATGAAAACACAGGGTATTCGTTTTCTTTCGGGTTAGTTCTAAGCGAAGGCTATGTACCTCCTGTTGATGCGTCCGACATCTATCAGGGCGTTTCGGTATTAACAGACTTATTGAGTTATAAAACAGATACAACTTACAACGGATTAGCGACTACTGGCTATAATTACACGCTGACATATACAACAGCAGCGATTCCAGAGATACCCGGTACGCCCGGTACGCCCGGTACGCCAGGCACTCCTGGATACAGCCAAGAAAAAACAGAGAATATAAATGGAATAGACCTTGGTTTTTTGTTTCTTTTTTTGGATACTAATTATGATGCAGCAGATGTAAGCTTAACATTTCAAAGAAAAGAGTACGGCATAGGTACAGACTGGGAACCCAGTCCCGCAACGGGAAAGATTTCGCTAGGATTTGAAACCAAAGAGTATGAAAGTGTCACTAGTGCTAGTTACAGTGGAGTGAGTTCCTCATCATTCGGCTCAGCTTTATCTATTGATTTTTCACATGACAACCTTATAGGCGCTTCTGAGCGTACAATATACAATATAACGCGAAAGTACTCTGTTTATGTCCCTGGTACGCCGGGAACACCGGGAACACCGGGAACTCCGGCAATCCCTGGAGTGCCTCCTGTAACTTCTACTTTGCCGCTGTTTCCTGGTAGCGGGGGTACGTTTAACAACATGACAACACTTGCCGTAAAAGGCGGTTATGGATTACAAGTAGACGAAACAACTGCCAAACAGCAAATTCGTTGTTTTGTCCGCAAGGGTATGCAAGTGGCAAAACTCTCAGGTGCAACAAATAGTAGCGATAGTTTTCCTGATTTAGCCTGGCATCTCTTGACTAGCGCTGGCAGAGTACCAACAGCCTTAATCGATAAACCTTCTTTCATAGCAGCTGAAACATTTACGGCACATCAGGGAATGCGTTTCAATGGAGTGCTAGCAAACAGTGTCAACTTACGCGACTATCTATCGCGGGTTGCGCCTATGTTTTTGTTACGATTTGTACAAATTAACGGCAAGTTTGCCTTGCGTCCAGCCCTCCCAGTGGTTAGTAACAACAATCTCAACATTGGAATTATTGAGCCTATTCAAGCGTTTAACGATTTAAATATTGTTGCAGGCAGTTTTGTCAAAAACTATGTAGACGCACGCCAACGAAAACCCTTTTGTGCCTTGATGACTTGGCGCTATCAATCTGCTGCAACTTTTGGAGTTCCAAAGACGAATGAAGTACGTTACGCAAGTTCAGCTATTGACGGTCCGTTTGAGCAATATGATATGGAAGAATTCTGCACGACCGAACAACATGCAACCATGATTGGAAAGTACATAATTGCATCACGCAAGCACGTATCGCATGTAATTTCCTTCCAAACAACAGAAGTGGTAGGTACGTTAGGTCCAACAGACATTATTCGTGTGACATGGGACTACCTGTCTTCAGTTGGCAGTGGTGAAGCGTCGAGTAACTTGTATCAAGTCGATGCAGTAACAGAAGGTGTGAACGGCGTGTTTAGAGTTGAGGCGACGCATTTCCCTGTTACCACATCTGGCGCAAGCCAAGTTATCGCAGACATGACCGGAGGCATTTGACGTGGCTATTGCCGCTTTCCCTTCCATCAAGCCCTCATCGCGTACATGGACGCCGGGCAGCCAGCCAGTTCAGTTGTTCACTGCTCTTTCTGGTTACGAAGCGCGCGTACTGCTTGGCCCAAACCCGATTGGAGCCACGCTATCGCTTGGCTTTCAGAATCTGACCGAAGCTGTGTTCCTGCAGATCACTAACCACTTTGCCACCGCCAAAGGCACGTACGAGGTCTTTGACTTGCCGGCAAACACTTTTGCGGGAATGTCGAATTACGGAGGTGTCACACCTTCCGGCTACAAGTGGCGATACATCGGACCGCCGACAGTTGAATGGACTGCACCGGGTATTGGCAATGCCTCCGTTTCTTTGGTAGCAGTCAAGATCTAAGCTGCAGCTACGATGGAACTAAAGCCGGCAGCACGAAACGTTCATGGCTAAGCAGTACACCGGTATTGATGGTGCCTTGTACGTTGACGACGTAAAGGTTGCCCGCGTCAGCAGCTGGAGTTTTTCAGCCAATGCCGACGTGCTGGAGACCACCAGCCTTGGCGACTTTGCCCGCAACTACGTCTACGGCGTCCAGTCCTTCAATGGCAGCGCCACTATTTTTTACTACGAAAATGCCTCCAATCTGATCGACGGCAGGGGACTGTTGACGGACGTGGTACGAACTACGCAAACACCGACAGAACCAACGCATATTTTGGAGCTACGTTTTTCTGGCGGTAGCACTAACCGTGCCGTCAAATTTAAGTGCGCCCTAAATTCAGTTGAAGTCAGTGCTTCGACAGGCGAGATCATCCAAGCCAACATCACCTTCACTGTCTGCGGCGCTCTTACCACCGCTAACTTGGGCTGATGGCTATCTGGATCGGCGAGGCAGGCGGCATCCGCATTGGGCGGAAGCAATCTGAGCGTATTTACAGCTATATAGCGCCTTCCGATATTGATGTATCCGGCAAACGTTTTGGTTTTCAGGATCAAGCAAACAGCCTAATTACAGGTGATCGCATCTGGATTCGCCGCGTAGACGACAGCGGGACTCCAACAGCAGATCTTTTAGACTTTATCGCCGCATCCGGCTGGCCCGATAGCGTTCAACGTAACGATGGTCAGTGGTTCGTCAATGTTGATAGCGTAGGCGGCATCAGGCTTTACGACACTTGGGATAAGGCGATTGCCGGTGGCGCTAGTGCAGCAATCACACTTGCAACGCCCGCGTCTACTTATCGCGTCAGCTACGAAATCGTCTCAAAAGATGACAGCTACCTAGCTCAAACAATCAGCTGGATGCTTAACACTGACCGTGACGTTGCTGACTACACAAGCCTTGGAGATACCTTCAGGCAGCAAATGTCCACGCTGGTATCGGGCAGCGGTGAACTTGACTGCTTTTTTGATACCACCTGGCGTGGCGGAGCGCCGGATTACGTCGGCACAGAGGAATCAGCCATTTACATGCACCAGCTAGCCCTGCGGCAAGATATCGGCTCGGAATTTACTGGTGTGTTTCTAATGAAGCGCACTGATACGGTGCCCGTTGGAACATTGATTGATGCCGCGGAGGCACAAAAAGAACTCTTTTACACAGCTGACTGCGTTATTACCTCTGTCGCGACGGAACTAATCGCGGACCAGCCCATACACAGCAAGATCAACTTTGTAACAACCGGACCGATCCGCTTGTTGTTTGACTTCCCCGCCGACTATCTGCTGCAGGAGCAGACGCCAAACGACAAGGTGCTCCAAGAATCTGGGTTTGGCATCCTTTTGGAAGTCCCAGCCTAAACTGATTTATAGGCGTGCGTTTCCAAAGCAGTGGCTGATCAGAGGATCACTCAGCTCAATCCGCTGCTAGCGGCGGATACCCAAGCAACGGTGGACGTACTGCCGATTGCGGACGTCAGCACGGCTGAAACCAAAAAGATCACGGTGGCTGCAGTCGTCACCGCAGGTCTGGGCGAGATCAGCGATAACACGATCCCCGGCGCCAAGATCCAAACCGACAGCATTACTGCTACACAAATTGCCGCTGATGCGATTGGTGCATCTGAACTAGCCGACAGCGCCGTAGATACTGCGGCCATTGCAGCTGGAGCAGTTACAGCAGCCAAGATTGCTGCCAACACCATCACCGCTTCTGAAATTGCCGCCGGTGCGATTGGTAGCAGTGAACTAGCAGATGGAGCAGTAGATACGGCTGCCCTCCAAGATCTTGCCGTTACAACAGCCAAGATTGCTGATGATGCTGTAACCGCTGTCAAGATCGCAGCTGGTGCAGTTGGTGCATCTGAAATCGCAGACGGCAGTGTTGGCGCTTCTGAGCTTGCCGCTGATGCCGTCACCACGGCAAAGATTATCGACGACGCCGTTACCTCCGCAAAGATTGCCGCTGGTGCTGTAGATGCAACCGCACTGGCGTCTGATGCAGTAACGAATGCCAAAATCCTCGATGGCACGATTGCTGCCGCCAAACTGGCAGACGATTTAGATGGCAGCGAGTTTCTTCCTCAGGCCGCGCAAGCAGTTCTGATCGGTCCCGCTTCTGGCGCGGACGCAAGACCGACATTTAGGGTGCTAACCGCTGGAGATGTTCCCTTACTGACGGCAGCCAATTTACCAGTACCTTCTGGCGGTTCAATCGGTGGTGTAACACCTGGTGCCGGCTTAATTGTTGATGCTGGCGGCACTATCAGTATTAACAATACGATTGCGAGCGCAACGTCATCGAAGGTAACGTTTGATAGTTCAGGTCTGATTATTAACAGTGACGCGCTGAGTGCCAGCGACATTCCAAGTCTTGATACCAGCAAAATTACTACCGGAACCTTCGGGTCATCCTTAATTGGAACCAAGGCTATTACCGGTGCCAAGCTTGCTGATCAATCCACGGTTTTGTTTGGTGGTGCCGTAGATACGGGAGGCGTTGTTACCTTCCCGACCGCTGCGTTTAAAGGGCAGTATTTTTACGACGAAATCAACCAAGACCTGTATATCTGGTCTGGCTCAGCCTGGCTGCCAGTCACCATCATTTCCGGTGAACTTATTTACGCCGGTACTTATGACGCCAGCGTCAACCAAGTCGCCTCGGTTACTAACGCGGGTTCCGCCGTTGGCTTGTCGGTAGGTGTTGCTTTGCCTGCTGCTTCTAGTACCAACAATCAATACTACTTAGTTGTTTCTGATTCCGGCACTGGCACTGGTAATGCACCACCAGAAGCACTGGCACCACCGGACATGATCTTGTCCAACGGCGCTGGCTGGGACTTAATCGATGTATCTAGCGGCATCGGTAGTCAGATTGCAACGAACGTCAGTTTTGCGCCTGCCGGAAACATTATTGCCACCAACGTTCAGCTAGCAATTCAAGAGCTGGACACAGAAAAGGTCGCTAAAGCTGGCGACACGATGACCGGCAATTTGACGCTGGATAATGCAAGCCTTGTATTTGAAGGCAGCACTGCCGACGACTACGAAA